TCAGGGGTTGGCGAAGCCATAAACCGCTAACGATATAGAAAAAGCGGTTTAGGGTGCTTTACGTTTGAAATTAGAAGTGTGTGTGTGTAAAGTTATATAGAAACTTTGTAATGAAACAATATGAAGAAACATACTGGAATAACCAAAGTACACAAAACGCTTACAATGCCAATTTCTTTTTACGCATTGGTTGAGCAAATTAGATCAAAGCAAGGCCTTGATACAGCAGAAGAAGCAATCAACGTATCAGTAATGCACCTAGCAAGAAAGATAGGATTAGAAGCATGACAAATCACGAAGGACTTAGACAAAAATGCCGTAAAAAAGATAGAATGTTAAAAAAGCATACCTTCTTGATCAGCAGTTGCACTAGCGAAGGCATGGCTTTATGTTACTTTTGCGGTGCTAGATGGGATAGATAACCCCTTTATTTCGTGTCCAGTCGCCCACATAATTGGGCGACTTTCATTCTTGTTTCAATAGCAAACGCTAAGATAAAGAATAACAATGCAGGAGTTAAGTATTCAATCATTCCTTATTGGCATTATGTATTTTCAAAAGGGCTATTGTTGATATGGGCGTAATAATTGCCGCCAACAATAAACCTAATGTTGATAGTTCGCTTTCCATTTATACTTCTACTCCTGTTACCGATAAACCATAATCATTTATTGTACCAGCACTATTAGAAATAGTTTGACCTGATGTAAGTAATAATTTTGTTGGTTTACCACTGCCATTATTTGAAAAAGAACACCAATAACCAACGCCAGATGTTGTAATTACAAAATTATTTAAGTGCAATGCACCCCAACTATCCCCACCAAAATTTGTAATAATTAAATCAACTGCTGTTGTATAACTAAAAGTTGTTCCATCACCTGCTTCATGTATTACAGATACATAATCCCCTACCGCCATTTAATTCTCCACTAGGTTATACCAACCTATAATATCATGGTATATTTTACCTCTATTGATTTTAATTTTTGTTACTGTTTTTGTTATTGTTTTAAATTTTCCTGTTTTTTCATTTTTAACACTAACAGAAGTTTTAAAAGATTCTCTTGGCATTAAATCCTCTTGATATTTACACCTACAATGGATACAGTTTTTAAATATTGGATAACATTTTTCAATATCTGAATGATCACATTTACAAGATATTTTTTTCCATCTGATTTCTTCATCAGGCATTAAACCCTCAATAATTAATTTACTCATTAGATACCCAACCATATTCTAATATTTAATAAATTATCATCTAATTGTGTTAAATCTGAAGACAGACTTCCCCCATCACCACTCAGAGCAGAGTTATGTGTATGAGCTGCAACAGTTGATGATCCACCTGAACCCCCACCGCCAAAAGACATTAGACCTGAACCTCTATTGGTATCTCTGATCTAGAAGCTGGAAGCACTTGGGCTTCAACTAGAACGGTTCCTGCAGCTCCTGCAGTTACAGTAAGATAGTTTACTACCGTATTATCAATAGTTGAGAAATTAGAAGCGGCTAGATTTTGGAATTGTCCGTTTAGATTGTAATCATAACTTGCGGCATTTGCAGAATCGTTATTGGAAATTTTGAGACTTATTGCACGACCTAAGAACTGATCAGGAAATGATATTCCAGTTGTTGCACCGGCTGCACAAATGACACGAACTGGATAGAGCAATGGAACCGTACCACTGTTGAGCTGGTAGTTGTTTACTATGTTATTAGAAAAAGGCATTAGAAATTGTATCTCCTAGTTTAACGGACTGCCATATCTTACTAAGATACTTCCGTTGAATAAAACACCCGCAGTTTGCACCGCTTGCCACTGATAGCTGCCTGAACTCATTGATACAGGGCCAATTGGAACTCTACCTGAAGTTGTTGCACTGATTGCTGAACTGAAAGCTCTAACAGATGTTGCATTACCATTTTTTACTAATGTGTATTGTAACAGTTGTGTAGCTGCAGGATCAACAAGATTAACGCAATCTTGCAATACATTAGGTGTTAACGTTAGGAAATTATTTTGTAGTGTTTGTTGATCTACCATGAAAACGGGGGCGTTTAGAGCTGCAATGGTTGCAGTATATGTTCTTTGTACTGGAAGTGCCATTATACTCCAAACTCCTGTTGAGGTGTTGATGCACCACCAAACATTCCACCTAGTTGACCTAAGCCACCTGATAGAACTAAGTTAGCTGCACCACCGATTAGTCCTCCGGTCAAAAATGCAGCGCCAGTTGAAGCAATCGGAGTTATTGAGCTGTTAGGGGCAACCCTACTCATAACTAAAGATACTAAACTACCTGCACCTATGCCTTTGACTACGTCGCCAATTACACCGGTTTTCAAACTAGAACCAATTCCTTTAGAACCGCGTCTAGCGACTCTACGGATTGATGATCTACGTTTTACCATAGTTCTTTTTCGTGGGGCAGCTCTTTTTAACTGTATCGATTTTCGTTTAGTTGTTGACGATTTCTTACGTTTTATGGTCCTGATTTTCGTTGTTTTTCGTTTTGCTGTTGACGATTTACGTTTTTTAAAACCGCCACTTTTCATTATACGAGCAAACTTTTTTCTTGCTGCTATTTGTTTCGCACTAGCCATTTTATACACCTATTCCGAAAGATTGAAGAAAACTTTTTTCTTGTGTTGAAGCCGTTCTCATATTAGGGAAATTAGTTTTAACTACATAGTCTAAAGTTCCAGCGTATGCAGGAAGTTTTGCAACGGGTACATCTTCGTATTGAACAACGGTTGTTATTGGTGCGGGTGTCCTGTCTTTGAAAGTAAATTGATCCATAAAATTATCAGGTGTTGATGAAATTGTTTCCTCTAGTCTTTTTGCTTCTCCCATTGCTACGGGATCATATTTTCCAGCAGGATCAACAAATCTGTTAGCGGCCAAGTTTGGATCTGCTGTTGTCGCTTCCTCATATCTTGCCTGAGCAACTAAAACGGGATTCAATGCAGGATTTTCAGTAATTGCAGAAACAGGACTTAATGCACTTCCAAAAGAATCAAACAAATCAGAAAAACCACCGCCAAGTCTTGAACCGATACCCGAAGCACCGCCAAGCTTGTAAAATCCTAAAATTGCCGCACCGATTAAACCTAAAGTTAAACCTGTACTTAGTGAAACCATACGTTAACGAATACAGTACATTAATTTAACCATATCGGCTTAAACTGCCAAATCTAGTTTGATATTCCTCGTTTAGCCTGTCTATTTCGCCCTGTTGACGTTGAACCATTTCTGAAGCTTTGCCAATGTTTTCTTGTGCAGTTTCATAACTTGCTTGTTGTGCTATAATATCCCTGTTGCTTTGTGTTAACAATAATTTTACATCTGGAAATACACTTACTCCCGATAATGGGCCTTTTTCTCCTGTCCAAACTTTACTTAGTTGGCTAAAGGTTCTGTCAAATTTTGAAAGTAAGTTTGTTCCACTCCATTGATTAGGTGCTAAACTTGCAAAACCAGCAGAAGCACCAATTTTCTGTTGTTGTGATATGTAACCTTGTGTTTTGTCAAGTTCCGTTTGTATTTGTGAGATTTTGACATCTGCAAGTGATCTTTCTTGATCTAGAATACTTTGTGCAATACCCAAATTACTTTCCTTAACTGATTGTAAAGTTTGAATGTTTGATCCTAACGTATCTATCGCCTTAGTTTCTGCTTTGCCAAGCATACCAAGAAAGGGAGAGATAAACGGAACTGATCCGCTAGTTGATGAAGCTGCTTGGCCTTTAAACAGAACGATAGCTGCAAGTAACGCACCACCAAGAATAAAGACTTCATTGCTTTTCATCACTTACAGAAAAGACAGTGGTCGATTTTAACTCTTTCTCCATCAAAGATGATTCCATAACCAGCATAACAAGCGGTACAAAAAGAGCCTTGTTCCTTGCCACGTTTACACGCTTTCCATATCAACGGTAGATTCTTCTTTTGCATTTGGTTTTTTAACGAATTTTCCAATTAAATCTTTAACCTTGTCGGGATTTTCCATTACAAGTTTTTCAACGTACTTCATTGTTTTAGGATCATTAAGCAAGGGTTGTAAGTTCTTTGGAAGCATTGGTGCGAATTGTGAAATTAAAGAACCAATCGAACCAAGTGGGTTTTCTTCATCAAAATCTTGCGGATTAATGGTAATATTCTGCTTCATTTTGTTGAGTTTCCCTGTAAGCTTCTTGTTGTCAGTTTCCAAGTTTGCAATGTATTCTAGGTATCTGTTTTTTAATTTGCCATGAATCTCGTTTGATCCAAAGACATTCTTTGTAATTACTATGCCGCATACCCCTGCAGCTATAACACTTGTTAAAATTATGTATTCAAACATTATTCATTACCACACAAACATCTTACTTTAGTTGTATTAACTTCACTTTTTCTAACTTCTACTTCAAAACTACATTCACAATCAGGACATTCAAAGTAAATCCATACCTTTTCCATACTATCCATACTTTCCATACTGTTAAAACTGTTTCTTTTTCCCCCCTTTTCCCCCCGAACCCCCCAATTCCCCCTATTTTCGCTTTGTTTCCACTACTGTTATATTATGACTATCTTATCGTATCCTATCCTCATCTTGATACCGTTTGGGAAGTGGCACGGGGGAACGGTTTCAGGGGTTGGCGAAGCCATAAACCGCTAACGATATAGAAAAAGCGGTTTAGGGTGCTTTACGTTTGAAATTAGAAGTGTGTGTGTGTAAAGTTATATAGAAACTTTGTAATGAAACAATATGAAGA